TCCGTTCTGCTCGGTCATCGTCGCCTATATTATTGGACCGGATTTGGTCCCGTTCTGCTCGGTCATCGTCGCCTATATTATTGGACGGGATTTGGTTCCGTTCTGCTCGGTCATCGTCGCCTATATTATTGGACCGGATTTGGTTCCGTTCGGTTCGGTCGTCGCAAATACGTTCGCATATTTCTACGTATAGTATAACAAATACGCGTCAATCATTATTATGAGCAACACATCTGTATACCAAGATTTACACGCAGCTATTCAAGAACGCGGGTCCGGGTCCGCGCAATACGGCGGTGGTGGCGGCGGCGCAGCCGCATCTCGTATCGCCCAGCAAAAACAGACCCAAGACACCCGCGACAACCTGAAAAAGGCCACCCGCGTCCTCCTTGAAATGACGCGCAAGCAAGAAGACGCCCTTAAAAAGCATCTACAGCGCGCAGCCGACCCCAATGAGTTCCGCGCAATGGTCTACCCCTACCAACTCATCCCCGAAGAAGAGCGCGCGAAAATCAACGACGCCATCCACGGCTATTACTCCTTAAAGGAAAAATACCATTCCGCGCTTGAAAAGCGTCGCCAACGTCTAATGAACGACCCCATCATCAACTGGAAATCACTATCCTCCCAGCAAAAGGCCAAACGCCTCGCAATGATTAAGCCTGCGTGCGTCGTGTGTCGCCAGGAAGGCGGGTCTGTATTCACCGAGGTAGACGGCAAACTGAAGGCCATCTGCGGGAATATCTCTCAACCGTGCGGGTTTCATATTGAAGTCGCGCGCGGAAAGTATATAAGTTTAGAAACATTGATGAATGAATCGCTGGAAGAAGTCCGCGCAACCAAGGACGAAATCATCCGAATGAAGTTGGACCTATTATTTAGGTTCATCGGCGAGGACGAGCTCCTGGAGCAGTTTGACACGATCCAGCATAAACTACAAGAACAACTGAAAATGTATGCGGAGTTCCGTAGCTATTATTTAAGCGTAACCGATAATGATGATATCCGCGCCGATACGGATACACTGACGCGCGTAATTTCCGAGAAGGTCGCCCTTATTAAGGAATATATGACCGAGTTCCGCGACTCCGAATGGAAGAACCGAAGCATCATTGATGATATTCTTGTGCTTTATCAGCAGGATATTGAGCCGGCGTATATGAAGATGCGAGAGACGAAGTATATTTACTCGCAGGTGGAGACAACGGAGAATGCCAACGGTGCGCTAGTTCAGATGTATAATGACCGCGAGTTCAATCTCTCGCAGAAGCGGTATAGCTACAATGAGCTTTATATGCCGGTGATTATGCCGATGTGGATTGCGGATAACCGGATCGTGAGCCAGCCGGTAGGTCCGGTGGTCGCGCCGGGAGGAGCGGCTGCCGCAGCAGTGCGAATGCGTCAATGAGCGCGTTATTATCGCAACATTATATAATACCCTCGTCATCGTCATCATCCCAATGATTAATATTTTCAACCACATTTCCCTTCCGATTTTCATCGTAAGCCTCTCCGTGGGTCTATTTTATGTCTATATTTCCGTCCCGAAACCGAAGGTTATTTATGTCTACCCGACCCCCGACAATATCCGCAATTTCCAATTTAAAGACCACGCAGATAACTGTTTTTCATTTAATGCCAAGGAGGTGAACTGTGCGAGTGCGAAGGGGGCGGTGAAGAAGATACCGGTCCAGTAGCGTAGTGAAACGGAGCCGAATGGAGCGTAGTGAAACGAAGCCGAATGGAGCGTAGTGAAACGAAGCCGAGCCGAATGGAGCGTAGTGAAACGAAGCCGAGTGAAACGAAGCCGAATGGAGCGAAGTGAAACGGAGCCGAGCCGAATGGAGCCGAGTGAAACGAAGCCGAATGAAACGAAGCCCACCCCGAAGCCCACCCCGAAGCCGAACCGACCCCTATCCAATTTCTAATTTATATCTGTTATATATTAGAATACTTATTGTAATACCCGCAAATAATATGGGTTTTCAGCGTCTGCTTCATACCGAGACTGGTCGTATTATTATGTCTATCGTGCTTGGTCTGGGTATCGCATCCCTGTTTCGCAAGGTATGTAAAGACCGGTCATGTATTGCGTTTCGCGCACCCCCCCTCAAGGATTTAGAGAAGGATACGTATAAGTTGGGTGATAAGTGTTATGAATATAAGACAAAGGCAGTGAAATGCGAGGCGGGGAAGAAGGATGTGAGTTTGCACTAGGCTCGCGTCGGGTGCTCGTTGCGCCTCTCGCGTCGGGTGCTCGTTGCGCCTGCGGCTCCACTCGCTCCCTTCCGCTCGGGGATTATCGCCTATAAACGTGTCCAATTTTATCACGCATCGCTCGCGTCGTGCGTCCAATATGTATCCCAACCAATATTGATATACATATATTTAGTAATATTCGTATGAGCGACACCACCAGTATTGACGACCTCCCTTTAAGTAGCCAAACGCCGGGTTCGGGACACACCCCCTACGGGGGCGGCAATATCGGCGGCGGTGGCGGGGGCGGCGGCGCACCACTCATCTACTCCCCCAATGTAGGCGGCGAACCAATGTCATCGCACGGACCGACACAAATCCCCGGCAATGTTATGAATGAAGTCCTCCAAGGCGTCCAGCGTGCCAGCGCCAACGGGATGACAATGATACCTACGAGAGATATTCCGATGAATCCCAACTCATACACACACGATGACCAGTCGCGACCCAATTATGTTCCGCAACCGCCCGGGGCTGGGTCAGGCCATTTCTCCGACGGCGCGGGCAGTCACGATTATATCAAAGAACACACCTCAATGGAAAGCATCGTCCGCGCCAACGCGCGCCAGTCTAACCAAATAGACACCCTTGAAGCGATTTATTACGACTTTCAAATGCCGATTCTCATCGGTGTTCTGTATTTCATCTTCCAGATGCCCGTTTTCCGCGCACAGCTGCTCCACTTCCTGCCGTCATTATTCGGCGAAGACGGGAATTTCAAAATGATGGGTCTAACGGCAACCAGCGCGATGTTCGCAGGCACGTTTTTCGTCATTATGAAAGTATTCAATAAGTTGGGAGAGGGACTGAGGTGATATTATGTTTGTTTACGCTTCCGCGTCTTCTTCTTCGCCTTCGCATCCTTCGCCCCCGCCGCGTGCTCATACGGAATATATCGCAAGAACCATTCCTCAAATTCACGCGAATCACGCTTCCCCTTCAACTCTTCGTATTTCTCCGTCTTCTCAAATCGCATTGACTCCAATGTCGGTTGTTTCCCATAACAATTGATACTGAAACGCCGCAATAATCCACTCTGCTTGAGGCGGTTATGTTGCTGGACGTCAAAGAGAAATTGTGACATACACAGAATGCGGTTGATGTCATAGTATACGCGGTCAGCGTAAATAAACGCCAAATAAAAACTCAACATTGTATCTATTGTCGCAATACGGATAGACTCGCCCTTTCCCGCTCCTGCGTCGCCGGCGCCGTCACCGGTACCGTTTACCCGTATTGTATTATAACTATGGCACGCGAGAGGTTTATACAAGAACGCGATGACTTCATCGCCGATACGAATATCGTAATGCTCGGAAATGACCTCGCCGACACCAGCGTGCTTTGTGTATTTAACGCCGGTATACTTATGAGCGGTGAGTTCGCGGACTACGGCCTCGCATAACTCGCGGGGTTCTTCCGAGAGAATATCAAAATCGGGGATTTTCTGGACGATACGGCGACGGTGTTTTGGCATATATCGCGAATACAGGATATTCGCATACCCGCCGAAGAAGACTGCGCGGTTCTTAATGAATACGTCCCGGACGATATTATAGACATCGGTCTCTGCGAGTTCTTTCTCTTGGTTGCTGGAATAGGACACATTGGATTTATGGACAGAGTATTCTGGGCTCCGGCTCGGGCTCGGGCTCCGGCTCCTGCTCGCGTCCGCCGGGCTCGCATTCGCGCTCTTGCTCGGGCTCGCAGTCGCGCCGATGTCGCTCGCTTCTCGGCTCTTCTTCGTCACCGGGCTCGCGTCGATGTCGCTCGCTTTCATAGAATATAATACAAAGGTATCATCCGCCCCAAGTAATCTCTCGTATGTCGCAATTAAACGATACCGATGTGTAAGTTTATCTTCATCTACCGTATACTTGAAATCTCCAATTGTCTCTTCGTGGGAAGGAACGGTGTGATACAATCGCTTCAAATACGCACCCAGATGATGATATTTGCGAATTACGGTGCTGATTGCCTTACGCTTAAGCGCCTTTACTGATCGAGTCGCACCGCTGCCGCTGCCGCCCTTTTTAACCGTCATTGACGCCGACCGGGACGCAGACCTTTTCCGCGTTCTTGAAATACTAACTTCCCCTGTATTCGCCTTTGTAGCCCCTTCAAATCCGCGCTGGTATTCTATTTTATCGCATTGATAGCCTTTCAGTGGGTAATGAGTGTTCAATAAGGTTAATCGTTTCTGGACCTTCTCCCAACGCGATACGTCGCCGTCGGGGCGCGATAACTCTAAATACATTGCCATCCGAAGAAAGTCGGGCGGAGCATACCGGATTCCTTTTTTTACAATTGCGTCGCGAGAGATTGCCTTAAATAACGCAGGTTCCATCTGGGTTATGTCCGCAATCCCCGTGAAGTTCACGAACACCTTATACGTCCCGTGATGGACGCCAGATTTGGCTTCTACATCTTCATATCCCGCCTTGTAATATATATCCGCTAGCTCCTTCGCATCGTCTAGAGCATTATCCGAATAAAAGTCATAATCGGGGAGTTCAATGTCCTTGTTATAAAACTGGGCGTCTTCTGGGAGTATATTATTGATGGCGGTCCCGCCATAACAGACGAGCTTTTTACGCGCGATGAAGTCCTCTACGGTGGATATAATGTTCTTAACTTTGGGATCTTGGATGATGGCAGAACCCTTTCGTTTTTCCATTACATCTACAGCATCGCGCAGGATTTCAAGTTCTTTTTCTTCATATGACTTATTGTCGTCGGCGCCGTCGCCGTGGCGGCGTTTGTTCTTCCGCGACATCTCAAGTAATTCTCGTTATATAACCTAATATATAACAAGAAGATAAAACTCGTGTTCGCCACGTCGTTGCGGCTCCGCCTCCACTCGCGACGAACACTCGGACAATCTTCGTCAATTCATACGCTCGTGTTGTTGGGTAGGTCGTCCATCCATTTCCTTTGGTTTCAAGCGAACACGAGAGTCACGGAATTGACGAAGATTGCCTGAGTGTTCGTCGTGAGTGGAGGCGGAGCCGCAACGAAACGGCGAACACGAGAGCGTAATGTATCATAAATTCGCGATGTGCGAGTGGAGCCGACCCGAAGGGTCAGGCGCAAGGAACACCATCGCGAATTTAAAGGGTAATCTTAACCCCACCCGCCGCCTCCGCAGGTCGTGCCTCCATAGACGCCTTCGGATTGGGTGGTGCCGGCGGAGCAATCGTAATCGGAACATAACGCAAATCGGCCGGTTTCAAAATGAACGCATACCCCACCGACGCAAATTTATCCTCATATGCTTTCAGTTTCTCATCGCGCGCCTCCTCCTGAAAGCACATCGTGGCAATTTGGCATCCCCATGTGAAAGGCCCATTATGCCCGTCGTTGATGGGTCGCCCCCCTTTATCCGGAACCACCAAACACATATTCTTCTTATTCGCGTCTTTAAATGCCTGCGGGTCACCAATATTTTTCACTCCGAAATAAGTATACTTGGAAAGGAACATCGTATTGGAGCTCATATTGATTAATTCAAACAATTTCGTTTTACGGTATACCGGGTTCGTTCCATCCACCATCAAAATGACTTTCCCCCGGAAGTCGGAGAGATTTTCATTTCCTAAATCTTTGGTTTGAAACTCGCGCCCGTATTTCGGCCCAAGCAAGTTTCGCGCGACAGACTTGCTCTGTGTTATGATTTTCGCAAGGTTATCATACATTGTTATATTCCGCGACATCATTCGCATATGAATGATGAAGGGGTCGCCTGGATTAGGGCATTTGGATCCCGAGAACGCATAACTGCCTAATACCTCTAATGCGTCGGATACAGGAATATGGTTATACATCTCCTTATAATTAAATGAATTCACGGAAGAAGCGGCGATAACAGGTTGGTTATCTACCGAAAACACCTCAAAATCAATGAACCGGCAACCACGCGCGAGGACATAGAGACACGCGTCCATACTGACAGTAGAGTTCTTGAATTTATCGGGATTGAATGCGTTATACGCCGCCTTGATGTAATAATCGCGCAACTTGAATCGGCTTTGGCTGTCTTCTGGGTTGATGGACGTTATATTCTTTTCAATAAATTCTTTCACATTTGCGTCGGGGTTCTCTAGACCCTCTTTACCAGTGGGCGCGACGGGCGCGACGGCGGGCACGGGCGCTATCTTTTTCCGCTGATGGACCGTCATTTCATTTTCGGTCGTATCTACTGTAAAATTCTCGGTGGATAATACATCGGAAGAAAACAGAAACGGTTCAACACCCGTCCCTTTTTTAATGAGTGTCGTTACCTGCGAGAGAATATCGTCCGCCGCCGGCGGCGGCGCCGTCACTGTCACCGTCGCCGGCGCTGTCGCCTCCTTTTTATCGGCGTCCGGTTTAAACCCTTCTATCCTTCCGCCACGACGACACCTCCCTTTAATGAGGTCCGATATCTTCCATATTGCGAATACTAATATAATGACACCTATAAACACGAATTCTACTTGATTTTCTTTCATTTGCCGCCAGTGTTATATATCGTTGTATATCGTTGTATATCGTATAGATTTTTATATAAAGTTATTACAAGTAGAAACATCAAATAACCAACAATACTAAATGACCGGCGGTTTATTAAATCTCGTCGCCACCGGCAACCAAAATGTGATTCTCAATGGCAACCCCAAAAAATCATTTTTCAAAAGCACCTATCTTAAATATACGAATTTCGGTCTTCAAAAGTTTAGAATTGATTTCGACGGCCAGAAGAAATTGCGAATGACGGAGGAGTCCAAGTTCACATTTTATGTGCCGAGGTATGCGGAACTATTGATGGATACGTATGTCTGCGTGACACTGCCCTCTATATGGAGCCCGATTCATCCTCCGGCAAATGTGGGCGATATGTGGGCGCCCTATGAATTCCGCTGGATTGAGAATCTCGGCACCCAGATGATTAAAGAAATCGTGATTTCCGTCGGTGGAATGACTCTCCAGCGGTTCACCGGCCACAATTTGGCGGCGATTGTAGAGCGCGACCTAGATAATACCAAGCGCGAATTGTATAATGAGATGACTGGCCACGTTCCTGAATTATATAATCCAGGTTGTTCGGGTGCGCGCCTCAATCAGTATCCGAATGCTTATCGCACGACCAATGTCGCCGGCGCGGAACCCTCTATTCGCGGGCGCAAGATATACATCCCCATCAACGCGTGGTTCACAATGTCATCCAAAATGGCGTTCCCCCTGGTATGTCTCCAATATAATCAACTCCAGATTGATGTCACACTGCGTCCTGTGAAGGAATTATTCACCATTCGTGATGTAGGCGACGCGGGGAATTATTGGCCCGTCGTTCAACCCGACTTCACGAACCCCCTCCACCAAATGTGGCGATTTTTATACCCGCCTCCCAGTATTGATTTATCGCTGAATTCATACCCGAGTATTCGCACTGACTGGAATGCGGACGTCCACCTGATGGCGACCTACTGTTTTCTCTCGGATGATGAGTCCAAGGTGTTCGCGGCGAACCAACAAAAATACCTGATTAAGTCCTATTATGATTGGACGTTTAATGATGTCACGGGGAATAGGAAGGTTAAGATTGAGAATTCAATGGGAATGGTATCGTCATGGGCGATGTTCTTCCAGAGAAGCGATGTGAATTTGCGAAATGAGTGGAGCAATTATACAAACTGGCCTTATAATTACCTGCCCTATGATATTATACCCGCACCTATTGACGATGATTGGCGCCCCGTCTCGTTTAGTGAAGTCGTTACCACGGCGAATGAGATTCAGACGACGGCGTGGAATGATAAATACACAAATGACCGCTACTACTATGATAAGAACGGGCCGAAGAATGGGATTGGACCTGGTATTAATCCGGGTGATAAACGCCTCACCGGCCTTCACATTACGGGGGATTTTCAGTCTGAGAATGAGCGCGACATTTTACAGATGTTGGGGATTTCACTGAACGGAAAATACCGCGAGAATTTGCTCGATGCCGGTGTATACAATTACGTGGAGAAATATACACGAACACGCGGGAGTGCGAAACCGGGGATATATTGTTACAATTTCTGCTTGAATTCGGACCCGTATGACTTACAACCGAGTGGCGCTATCAATATGAGTAAGTTCAATCAGATTGAGCTGGAACTCACGACGATATATCCGCCGTTGGATACTGCGGCGGAAGTGAAGGTGATTTGTAATCCGAATACACGAGAGATTATCGGTATGAATAAGCCGAATGTCAATATATATTTGTATTCATACGATTTTCATATACTGGAAGAGAGGTATAATGTGCTGACATTTGTGTCGGGGAACTGTGGGTTGATGTACGCGCGGTGATTCCGTAGCTCCGCCTCGCGGTTCACGTCGCTCCGCAGCTCCTCCTCGCGCGATGCGCTCAGTTCCGCTACTCCGCTCCGCGGTTTACGCCCCCGGGTTGTTCGGTATTTAGCACAGTATTGGCACAGGCGCGGAGCGGAGTAGCGGAACCGAAGGTGGAGCTGCGGAGTGACGTGAAACGTGAAGCGCGAACAGGAATAATCTATTGTATATATAACCTGAATACATATACAATGGCGGATGACGATAATGAAGAAACAAATGTAGACGACGCCGGCGCCGAAGAAGAAGAAGAAGAAGAAAGCACTTTTAGCAAAGTCGGCGGAATGTTTGGTGGTGGCGGCGACGAGGGCGAGGAGGAGGACGAGGGCACCAAAAAAAAGAAAGCTGCCGCCACGAAAACGGCTATGAAAACAATGTTTGACATCGCCGCACTCAAAGAATTCGGCCTGAGTGTGTTAACGCTCTTCATTGAAACACTCATTATTTCCGTTATTTGTGTCAACATCTTGTTCTTCTGTGCTCCTGAAAGTATCCGTATGAATAGTCTCAATCTAGAAAAACTATTCCCCACCGACCGACACAAGTGGCCGTATTGTTATACGAATGAATACACGTCGTGTGATGCGGATTGCGAAGATAAGTTCGGCGGAATCGCCGATGACCCCAAACTATCGTCGGGTAAAAAAATCTACCTGAAAGCCGCAATTATCCTGGATACATATGTATTTAAGTGGTTCTGCTTGACAAAGGAAGATATTGACATGGTTAAGGAGAGTGTTGATGAAGGTGTCACGAAGGTCAACCTGCTGAACTGGGACTTTATTAAAGCGCGACTCAAGCAGTGGATTAACAATTCCTTCATATTTTCATTCTCATCCGACCGCGCAATGTTGCTATATATCTTTGAATACATCACCAAAATCTCGCACAGTATCCCGAAGGAATTATACGACGTCGTATCGCCGTTGCTGATTATTTTTATGCCATTTGTATTTCTATTATTTGCGGGGTTTATGTTGATGGGTGGCCCCTTTTTCACCACCGTAATCGGAATGATTGTCAACCAAACCGACAATCGTAAGGAATTCATTGGCGGGTCGTTATGGTCATTATTTACCGCATTTGGTATCGGTATATTGCCCGTCATTTCATACATTGTCCAGCTCATTCAATTCATCGGCACATTCTTTATTTATCCACTCCTTCATTGGGACCAGTATCGTGAACTATATGCGCGGTATGTTCCAATTATATTCTTCTTCTTTAATTTGACGCTGATGTTTTATGCGTTTGAGTATCTGGACCTCAATGTCGCAGCCATTGTCATTTTGATGTTGCTGACACTGTATCTCACCCACTATTGGCAGGGTATTATGAACTTTTTTGATAAAATAAAGAATTGGGGCGCGTAGTATTCTAGAAAGAACATAAACAATTCATCGTATAACGTAGTATACCGTATTATACGATGGGTAATGGAAAAAAAGCACGCGGCAGCGCCAGCGCAACCGTCGCAAGCGCCCCAGATAAGTCAACACCGGAATATTTCAAAAAGTACCCCTTTGTGAGTGTATGCACCCCCACATTTAACAGACGCCCCTTTATTCCCGCAATGCTCGCGTGTTTCAATAACCAGGAATACCCACAAGACCGTATGGAGTGGATTATTATTGATGACGGCACTGACCCCGTGGAAGACCTGGTCGCATCACATCCTCGTGTTAAGTATTTCAAATATGATACGAAAATGACACTGGGAATGAAGCGCAACCTGCTTCACGAGAAGTCGCGGGGTGAAATTCTCGTATATATGGACGATGATGACTATTATCCTCCCCAGCGCGTATCTCACGCGGTCCATATGCTTGTTACCCATCCAGACGCATTATGTGCCGGCTCAAGCGAGATTTACATTTATTTCAAACATATCGCGCAGATGAAGCGATTTGGGCCCTATGGTCCAAACCACGCAACGGCGGGCACATTTGCGTTCAAGCGTAAATTATTGAAGCATCATCGGTATAATGATGAGGCGTGTCTGGCGGAAGAGCGCGCGTTCCTGAAAGATTACACAGTTCCCTTCGTTCAGCTGGACCCGATGAAGGTCATCCTTGTATTTTCCCACGACCATAATACATTTGATAAGCGCAAGTTGCTGGTAAACGCAAACCCGGATATCGTGCGCGATTCGCCCAAGAAGGTGATGGACTTTATAAAAGACGCCGCCCAACGTCGGTTTTATATGGTGGAACTGGAGAAACTTCTGGAAGATTATGCGCCGGGTCGTCCCGAAATGAAGCCGGACGTCATCGCACAAACCTTACAGTTGGAGAAGGAGCGTGCGAAGATGGCGGAGGATGCGGCGGCGGCGGGCGGAGGAGGAGGGCAAATTATTCTACAACAACCAGGTGAAGCGCCGGTTACACTTAATAATCAACAAATCGTCCAAATTATGCAGAAATTACAGACAGACCTTGATGAACGTAATAAAGAAATCGCACAATTAAGGGAGGAGAACCGTGTTCTTAAAGAAAGTTTTTTTAACGAACGCATTCAGACGATGGCGCCCCCGGCACCAGCCCCGGCACCAGCCACGGCACCAGCCCCCGAACCCGAAACGATAATATTTGTATAATTCCATTCATTCCATTCATTCCATTCATTCCATATAATATAGAAAAATACAAATCTCTATATTATCACCTATTTATGCCTTTACGATTTCAACTGATTTAACAAGCATAACCAAAAAGCTATTCTTTGACTCGTTAATAACGAACTCACGTGTCTTGTTATATTCTTCAAATTTGCCCTTGATAATACCTTCAATCTCGCTCACCGGAAGTTCGTCCTCTTTGGTCTTATATTTGTTGCTCTCACGGTCATTGGTATTGGCGTCGTCGTCGTTGTCGTCGTCGCGGTCGCGGTGACGACCCCCCTTGGACTTTGATTTTGACTTTTTATGCGACGACGACGACGCGACGACGACCGGTTTCTCTGGCTCAATATACTCCCACTCGCCAATTGCCTCAATCGTTTGATTGTTTGGATTGAACACAATAGAGTCAGAATTGAAAACAAGCGCGGAACCGGGCGCGTGGTTATAACTGTCAAGGTCAATCTCGGTTATTAGGTCAAATTCGTCAAGAAATTGATTTTTGCGAAGATAGCTACGAATATATCCAATGATTTCGGGTGTTAGTTTCACAGTGTATGTCTTATTCTCGCTGTCGCTGTCGCTTCCACTGCCGCTGTCGCTTCCACTGTCACTGCCGCTTCCACTGCCGCTTCCACTGCCGCTTCCACTTCCGTCACCGTCACCGCCGCCACCGCCACCACCGCTTCGGAGTTTGTTAGACTTCGGCTTATCTGCGGATGTAGAAATACACTCCACTTCGGTGTCTAAAATTAAACGATATTTTGCGTCAAAGGAAATAGATGCGCCCATTGAATGTTTCTAAATACTCATTATATCTTTTTGGGTTTATTCAAACGCACCCACACTATTTAGGTCCGCAATATTTTCACACTCGGGTTCCATCTTTTCCATATATTTGTCTAAATACCGGTAAATACGATTAACGTCTAATTTGGTGATTTCATACATTTCCAATATGCGCGGAATCTCGTCCTCTGTATACTGTTTTTTCATCGTCAAGAAAAACGCAAAGAGATCATTCTGGTCCATTGACAATTGAATACACAAATTCTGTATAAATAATTGGTTATTATATTCAGTGCTGTATTTCGTAAGCACCTTCGTAAATCGCACTTCCGTCGGATGAAACCGCGCCTTTTTCGGAAATGTTTTATGATACAAATGATGATTGTAAAATGTTTTAATAAGAGATGATAGCTCATTAAAAAGCCATATCTGGTTCTGGAATGTAATCCGGTCAAAATAGTCTGCTTGGCATATATTGTCAAGGACTAGTTTATAAAACGGCGCGGATACAGACACGGGCAATTTCTCTAGAACATCAATCACATTTTCGTGCCATAACAGACCGATTGTCGTGCGGTCCGTTTCATTGATGAGGACATTATGGTCGGATATCGGGTAGGACGTATTCATCAATTTTTCGGTTATTTTCTTGATATCCTCATTGTATGTGTTTGGTTGGAATATCGCGTGGAGTATATTATTCGCGAGTATCGTGTTTGACTTCTTACTCATCTCGGCCACTGCGCCGAGTTTGCGCAGATTTCCCTGGACGAAGGCAATGATGTTTTTACGCGTCGCCGCGTCAATATCCGGTATCGTCATATCAATGATGTGCGTCATTTGCGCAGGTGTCGGCGTCTTCAACTCGTATACATAACACACCTTCATCAGTTCTTTGATTTTCTTGTCAATGTGGTAATTCCCGATACATATAATGGGGTTCATCGTGATTTCCTCCTGCTTCTGCTTCTTCGTCTTTTTAGGCCGGATGAGCTTAATGAGCGATGTTATCCCGCCCTTGTCGCCGTTATTCATTCCGTCCAGTTCATCCATAACGACGACGATTTTCTGGACTTTCCGTTGGAAGATTGACATTATATTTTTATCGGAGATGTTGTGCTGGGTAATGGAGTCAATGATGGATTTGTTGCGTATATCCCCCGCATCGTATTTCACCATATCATAGTTTAGTTCTTTAAGTAGTCGGACGACGAATTCGGTTTTGCCGGCGCCAGGAGCGCCATAGATATAAATTCCCCTTTTAAATGTGAGGTCTGCTTTGTTTTTTTGGAAAGATGCTAGGAACTCGCGGATATTATGGTAGATGGTTTCACGTCCGAGGAAGTTTGTGTAATTCGTGGACGCAGTGGCGCCGATGCCGATGCCGATGCCGCTGCCGAGAGATTTTGAACCAACAATTTCCATTACACGAAATCACGCTATTTACACACAACTTTTTCTTTTTATATATTATAACCGAGTATATTCAGAAAATGGACGCAGTTCAACAGTTATTCGCGCCTCTTGATAAGGATTATTGCTTGCTCTTTTACTGGCTCACTGTCGTGAATTTTATTTTCTTGGCAGTGGCCGCATTGGGCTTCGTTTCGTCTCTCGTGCTCTTATTTAGGGGAAAAATCACGATAATGAGTGGCGTTTATTCGTTCTTGATGATTCTGGTATACGCCCTGATGTACTTCCAGAGCCGTCTCTTCTACTCCATGTGCGTCACCGGCAATATGAAGGTGGGTTCCTACGGATTCGGCAGCGCCCCATCTGATTCTCTCCCCGCAGTGGCAAAGGCTGCGTCGGGAGCCGCACCTGGCGCATACAGCAGCCTATAGGCGAATGCGAAGGCCCACACGCACGCACGCGAGGATGACATAAATAACTATTGTTTATGTCATTGTATTCATTGTATTCATTGTATTCATACGGTACACTTTAGTGACGCCGCACGCGATTTCTGTCCGTCCACGATACCCTCCCACGGAACATACGCTCCGTCTCCGGCAATATTAGAGAAAGTTGAAATCTTAATTTTTTCAAAGTTACCGCAGTCAGTCGCATCAGGTGCGAATGCTGCGAGTCCCAATCCATAAGTATCAACGCAACTGGTTCCCGCATCATTTAATGCCATCCTATCCGGGCATTTTGCGATTTCAGGCGGCCATTTCTGCGCGCTCTTGGACTTCCACAGCAAAATCGCGACAGTTCCTACCGAAATAACAAACGCGATGACAGCCAAAATCAGCACCATTTTCTGGATGGATAGACTGAAGAAATTGCTAAACGTCCCACTGCCGCCGCTTCCGGTAGCACCCGATGATGATGACGACGACGAACTTCCGAACGCGGACGAACCTAAATTTTTGGCGCTAGAAATAAAATCCATACTACTATTATATTCTATATAATTTATATATTCTATATAAATACTCTATATAAATACTCTATATAAATACCTGTATATAAATAGTATATAATCCATATATTCCATATATCCGTATAATGAACCGTTTTGAATATCGCACATTCCCCGAAGAAACGTTTATAGGGCAACCTAAAAACGGGCGTCTGGATATTGTCACCCCCCAAACGCAAGACCAGTTTGCCCTTTATGATAAAAACCCCGTTCATCAATGCGTCACCTATCGGGATGCCTTAAACGGCATCTGGGAGAACACGCCGCTCTCTAACGCATTCTTTAGCAAGGAGAATATGCAGATTATCCAGAACGGAATCCGCGCGGGTGTCTATCAGAGGTCGCGTGGGAAGTATGTTGTCGGCGAACAGGACTGCGATACCCTGCGCATCATTATGCGGACGATTTACCTCCAAAATTCGGCCAATGCGCCTACAGCCATCCGCGAACAGATTATAGAGTTAAATGAATTAGTATTTGAATATTGTGTTCCCCGGGTTCACGGTGAGGCAGAAGGATATATTCAGTATAAGCGTGATGTGAGTAATATGTATACTCCGATGGCTCGGCCGAATTTCTCGGATTACAAACACAAGACGCTGGAGTTGAAGCCGTGGTTTTGAAGTTCCACGAGGTGTTATTCAATATCCTGTTCCGTAGATACATAATAACCGTGGAATGGTTTATATAATGTTTTCATTGATAATGAAAATGTTTTATATTTTTTACATTCAGTTGTGTCATAACAATAATATTGACGGATTACATCAGTTGTTTTGTCAAAATCGCCTAGAGCTGCGTATTTGTTGTCATTTAATAAATATACGTATTTGTCACCAACCGCATAAGGAATGGATTCATAATTTCCATTCATCGGTGAATAAAATTTGCGAATAGTGTCATCATTTATGGCCGAAAATGAGTGAATGCCTTTTCCTACAAAGATGTATTTACCTTTTCCGGTTTGAAAAAGAATATTGTTACCTCGTTCAACTCCGCGTTTAAACCTCCAATAGGGGTCGTTATTTCCATTGTCGCCCAGAAATATTTCTTCATATTGAACGTCCATTAGCTTGGTATCTAACACGCCGCGATTTGTCGCTTCATTGAAACGATTGTTGTAAATAGTGGCACGTTTGCTACCGTAATCAAATACCACAAATGGGAACGCAGCATTATCATTGATTTCGTAGATGTTTTTAGGGCGTTCTAACTGCGCTCGTAAGACGTCGCTTTGAACGCATCGCAAGAAATTTGAAACTGAAATTGAACCTTTTGCTTTTTTGTATGAACACGCCTTCTTGGTGTCTTGTTTGACCTTATTTGTATTTCGTTTTCGGGTGCGTTTATACATAGTTATTTACATAAGATAAAGAAAAAGATTATTACAAATACATTTATTCGTATTATTTTTCACATTTACCTACCTACGACTTCTTCGCCACCACCATCTTCTTCTTCGTCGCCGCTCCTCCTCCTCCGCCCGACGTCGCCATACTCACAACACTAGCCTCCGCCGCAGCCGTCCACTTCTTATACTCGGTTTCCAATTCATCCAAGTCACGCGTCCATAATGCTTGAATCGTCGTATCTGCGAGTCCTTTATGCTGTGCGCGTTTGGAGTCACGCTCGGAGAGCAGGTGTCGGACATTCTCATCCGTCACACTATCCATCGGCATTTTCAGCAGGTATTTGAACTCGGCGTCGCCTTCAATGTGTTCGTATCCGTGTGCGGTCATCTTCGCGAATATCGCCTCCTTCGTCTGACGACGCAATTCCAACTTGTCGTCAAGCACTTCCTGGATATACCGGGCGCGGTTCGTGAGGACGCGCAGTTCATTCGCAAGTTGTGCCAGCATTGAGGCCTTCCTCTTGGCGTAAAGGGAAAGACGCTCCACGTAATAATCCTCAATGATATCGTAGATGTTCGCATATTTCCGCAACTTCTCGCGCGCGTCAAACAGGTTCATATTCGTCGTGCTTTGTGTCGTGAATAACCCGAGGAGCTTCTCCAGTTTGTTCGTCCCTGCGTCGGCATCCACGACCACTGCTTGAAGGTCCTTTGGTGTATGCGGATACGATGGGTGGAATGTGACGGTGATATCCACGACAGAGTCGGTGGACATGTCATTGTATTCTTTGAGGATGGGGACGCCGGCGCCGCCGGCCGCCTTGTCCTTACCCTTGTCTTTGTCCGATGCCGATGCTGCCGATGCCGCCGCCGGCACTTCCATCAGCTTCTCTAGGAACTCCTTATAATCATCCGTCCATGTTCCGATGGGGAGCTCGGTAATGCGGACTTTACGGTCGGCGATAATTTCATAGGTGCCTTTGATGAGGTATTTCGGCGAAGCTTCAGATGATATATTCTTAACGCCCCCCTTGAACCCCTTGAAATACGGATCAATGACGGGACGGTCAGCAGTCCCGCTGCCGCAATCCTTGAGCATCGCCCGAACATACGCGATGATTTGAAGTGGATTATGCGGCATAACATCGGTGCTGAATCCTGTTCCGATTCCCTTGCTTCCATTGACGAGAATCATCGGAATTGCCGGAGCATAGTATACCGGCTCTACCATTTGCCCGTCATCGTCTATATACGACAACACCGCGTCGTCTTCTTGGCGGTAGATGAGTCGCGTCAGCTTGTTAAGCTGGGTGAAGATATATCTTTCACTCGCGCTGTCCCGACCCCCCGCACCTCTGGTCCCAAACTGACCATTGGGTTCTAATAGATTGATATTGTTGCTGCCGACAAAGTTCTGCGCCATACCCACAATCGCCGCATTCAGACTCGCCTCACCGTGATGATACGCCGAGTGCTCCGAGACATAACCACTGAATTGCGCCACCTTGATTTCGGTTTTGAGCCCTCCCTTCTTGAAGGCCGCATACAGGATTTTACGCAGCGAGATTTTCAGCCCGTCCATCAAATTCGGGATAGAACGCTCATTGTCGTAGATGGAGAAGTGGATGAGACCGTGGTCTATGAACTCTTCATACGGAATCGTGGGCTTGGATGTATCAAGGAACGCCTCGCGCGAATAGCTCGCCAACCAGTCTTTCCGGTCATCCGCGCGCTTCTTGTTGAATGCCATATCAAGGCGGTCGTCACTGTCCTTTCCGGTATGAACGAATTCAACCATCTTCTTATTCGCGAAATACTCCTTGAACTCTTTCCCAGTGCTCGTGCCTAAACCTTTGTAATATTTGGTCGCCCATCCAGCAGGCACGACCTCTCCCGGGAATTGTTTCTTCCACGCATCAAATTCGCCGTCATTGTAGAAGAGGACTTCTTGCGCCCCGCGCCGCGCTTTCAGGATGGGCGTATTCATAAACCCGATGAATCCAGGTATCTTTGTCAGCGATGGCCACTCTATCTGGAAGAGGTTGATACCGAGACCCTGGATATGTGCGCCGTCTAAATCCTGGTCGGTCATAAAGAGGACCTTACCATAACGCAGCCGCGTGGCGACATCTGCGGGAGTATACGTCTTCCCCGCTTCCAATCCAAGGATTTGTTTGATTTCCGCAATCTCGCGGTTTTCTGCGATTCGTTTCGTCGTCTCGCCGTGGACATTGAAGAGTTTCCCCTTCATCGGGTAGACGCCGATGAAATTCCGGTCTTCCTTGCTTAAACCACTGATGATGCCCGCTTTCGCTGAATCACCCTCGCATAATATAATGGTACATTGCGCGGATTTGTCAGGTGACCCCGCATAGTTCGCATCCACGAGTTTGGGGATACCACGGATGGTGCGCGTCTTCGCGCCGTCGGTCTTCTTCGCGGCCTTCGTGTCTTTGACTTCGGTGAGCGCACACGCGGCATCCATCACGCCCATCTTCGCGAGTTTTTCAATGAACTCGTCGCTGACTTTACAACTAGAGCCGAAATTGGCGACGGCAGTGCCGAGCTCGTCTTTTGTCTGGCTGGAAAATGACGGATTATCAATATCGCAGCGGAGAAAGAGCATCAGTTGCTCCTTGATTGTATTTGGCTTGACATCTACTTTCTTCTTCTTCTTGATGAGTTCCGCGAGCTTCCTGACGATTTGGTTGGTGATATATTCCACGTGCTTTCCGCCCCTCGGCGTATAAATCCCGTTGACGAAGGAGATATGTGCGAACTCGTCGGTAGTCGTGAGGCATACAATGTACTCCCAGCGGGGGTCGGGATTCTCATAGATGCGCTTCACGGCGCCGCCTCCTACGCCTTCACCGCCGCCACTACCGCCCGCGCCCTTCGCGCCAATATACAAGTCAACATACTGCTGAAAATGCCTCACAGGAACGACTGCGCCATTGTATTTGACTTTCACGGTCTTGTCGGTAACTGCGGCAATGTCATAGGTGCGTTTCAGGAACAGTGCGACCATATCTGCCGTTAGGTTGTTGCCGGGCAGTCCGAAACGCGCGTAATCGGGGCGGAAGCTGACGCGAGTATAAGGCTTGACCTTGGTCTTCGTGACGATGGGTGGCACAATTTCCGTCAGGTTGTTCTTGAACTCTTGGGTGTATTTCAGACCGCGGATGTGATCCACCGTCTCCACACGTCCCCACACTGACCAAATGAGGACGAGTTTGAACCCGAATCCGTTCTTCCCGCCGACGATTTTCTCCTTCTTGTTCTCGTCGTAATTGGTGGATGTGCGAAGATGTCCGAAAATCATTTCAGGAATCCAGAGTTTATGTTCGGGGTGTTGGGCGACATCAATACCATTACCGTCGTTGGTCATATGAATCGTGCCGTCAACGGGGTCAATCTCTACTTCCAGGGTAGTGACGGGGAGTGCGTCGGGTTTGCCATCAGCGACGGCTTGGGCCTGACGGACAACGTGATCGCGCATATTTACCATACCTTCGTCAAAGAGCTTGTATAATCCAGGAATGTAGGTGATGCTGCGTCGGGTCAGTAGAGCAGGGGCGGCGGCGTCCCCGTTTGTGGCTGGTGCTACGGCGGGGGAGTCCATAATATATTCCATCGTCTCCGTAGGTTCAATCGTTCCAATATAAGTGTCTGGTTTCTTGAGAATGTGTTCGCGGTCGGTCATCTTCTGATATTTCTGGAGGTCTTCGGCGGCGGCGGCGGCGGCGGCACCGCCGGCAGATTTAGAAGAAGCTTTGGGTGGCATTGCGGGACGTAAACGGTCGCTGGGTGCTGTATATGACGAATATAGGTTTAAATTACAATCAATTTTATTTTGCGGAGAATATGTATCGTTAACGACACACCGCCACCGCCGCTCACCCGCCGACTCCGCTCCGCTCCGTTCGCTATGGCTGCTCCACGCTATCGCACCACCTACGGGATGGGTCTAACGTGTAATGATATTTACCGCATCGGTGACGCACTCGTTCAATATGATGCTTCGGGAACCCCCATTGTTATTAATGACCCGGCCCGCGTTCCGTATTACAAATGCCCCACCACGACGAATCCTACTGCGGGAATGGCGACATCCACGAATAACACGAATATAACAAAGAAGATGCGTTACGCGCAAGATATCCGGGTTGCCACCGAAACCAAAAATGTGAAAAAGGTATATGCGGTGAATAATCTGAACCGGTTTGGGAGGTGGACGGGGGCTCCTGGTGGGTTTGGCGCGCCGGTGACGAACTCATTCTAATGAATGAATGAATGAATGAATGAATGAATGAATGAGTGGATGAGTGAACGAATCCGCGATATTTTCTAATGTTAGTTTATAACGAGAGATTTAGTAAAATGGTGAAACGTTGCGACCGAAGTGATGATGGTTACTACCACATGCACGGCAAGAAATACGAAATGTTGGAGGGGTCTCGCGCCCAAGTGTGGCACGGAACTGCCTACAAGACCCCCGGTGGTCTCTGCCGCTCCGAGCTGATTTTTAATAAGCACGGCCGTATTGTGTCCGCAAAGAAGCACGTCACTGCCAAGAAGGAGAACCGTCTGCGTAAATATGGCTACACTGCTCGTAAGGGCAAGTTTGGCGCCATTAAGATTAGCTCTAAAACGGGTAAGCGTAGCCGTCTCGTGAATACCCCCAAGAGGCGTTAAAGCCGCCCCCGTGCCCGTGCCCGTGCCAGCGCACTGTAATAATAATATTATTATCGGATGTTATAATAGTATTATAACGTTATAATAGTATTATAATCGGAGGTTATTCGTATGTTCACAAATAACAACATTATTGTCGGTTATATTTTAGATTTCTTGAAACAGAACAAAATATGGGTTGCTATAACGATTATAACAACGCTGATATGTAACCCCATTGAGATGATTGTATTGTCCGATCTATTCTCACATTTTACAAGCGCCGTCAATAAACTTCAATATCAAAATTCAATTACGATTCTAATGAAGATTGCCGGATTAAGCGTGTTCGTAGATACCGTGTATATGATTAGCAATTATTACGACAAGATTTATTATCCAATGATGGAGAAATTTATACGGTTCTCATTGATTGACGTCATCTTCAAGAATATTGAGGTGAACTATGAAAAAGAAGACATCTCAAATCACATCATCAAAACATTGAAGATACCGAATACAGTGACGTCATTTACCGGCCGGTTTATTTACTGGGTTGTTACATTTGTGCTTACTACAATCGTAATTCTCGGATATATACTGTATTTGGACCCACTGATTGGAGCAATGACGCTACTTGTATTTGTATTGTTTTTCATCGCGTATTATTACATCTTAATGGATACGAAGAACACGTCGGAACAACGAGAAAACGAAGAGAAGAATTTGATGTCGAACATTGATGACGTATTGAGTAATTCTATTAGTATTATATGTACTAAGAAAATCAAAGATGAAAAGGAATTCTTGACGAATAAACACAATATATACGACGAGACGCACGAAACTCAACTATGGAGCTCATCCAAGGGAGGGTACGCGATGTCTATCATTATTACAATCATACTTGTTGCTTATGTATACGTTCTTCTTCGGTTGTATAAAAATCATAAAATTGACAGCAATACCACAATAAAGGTCATCATCATTATGTTGTTTTTCGTTCGGTATATCAAGACATCGTCACAAGGAAGTATTCGTGTCATTGCGGAGTATGGCAAGCTTGCCGAAAATGAAATGGATATTCGCAATCTTTTAGTGGATAAGGCGGAGGCGACCGGACATAAAACAGATATACCGATTACGGGGGATATTGAGTTTAAAAATGTGTCGTTTAGATACGCGGCACCGACAGTAGGGAAGGGGACGCCCGCGGGAGACGGCGGCGCGGCGGGAGACGGCGCGGTCGGCGAAGACCTCCCGAAAACCCTTGACAACGTCTCATTTAAAATCAACCCGCGCGACCGTGTCGCCATTATCGGAACAAATGGCAGCGGAAAATCCACTATTATAAAACTGTTATCCGGGTTTTTCAAGCCGAGCGATGGGCAGATTCTCTTTGACGAGGAAGATAGTCGCAATATTAACCGCGAATACCTGCGAAGCAAACTATCAATTGTGTCGCAAAAGGTGGTGTTATTCAATCGGTCGGTGCTGGATAATATATGCTACGCGACCAATACGCCGAAAGAAGAAGTGGTCAAAATCCTGGACCAACTTAAAATAATGAACGTGTTTAAGAAACTGCCGCAGGGACTGGATACGATGGCGGGGGCGAGAGGCGAGAAATTGAGCGGTGGTCAACGCCAGATTATTTACTTATTGCGGAGCTACTTGAGTAACAAACCTATCACGATTATGGATGAACCGACCGCTGCGGTGGACGCGTTTCATAAGAAGTATGTCATCCAGATGATGGATGAAATGGCGAAAAAGACCACGATGATTGTGGTGACACACGACTCTGAATTCGCGGCTTCGTTTCATAAAAAGATATACATTGAAGGCGGAAAAATTGTCTCACGGTAGTGTAGTGTAGCGTAGCGAAACCGAGCGAAACCGAGCGAAACCGAGCGAAACCGAGCGAGCGATGTTACTAATCATCACCAGAAATAAACCTAATAATGTGAACCAACTGGCGCAGATATATGATACATTCAAGAGACGAAACATACCATATGAAATCGTAGCGAAATGCGACCCTGCGATAATACGGCGTAAAGATGTATGTGGTTTGATTATTCCCGGTTCGCGGTATCGCATTCATCCTGACGAACCACAGGATGAACTAGAATTAGAACTGTATTATCTGTTCCATTTTCCAAAATTACCCGTGCTAGGAATATGCCACGGTTGCCAATTTTTAATGTCGTATTACGGGGGCGACCTTATTCCATACAATAGTTATTGGAATAAGGATGTAAAAGTTGAACTCTCAAGTGATCCGATATTTCATTGTAAAGAAAACACCCGAAAAGTAGATGCGTATGTCTATTTCCACGACCTCCCGGTGATGACGCCCGACGCCAAGAAAGCAGGTGTCCGAGAGATTGCGTGGTTTCGCGAGTTCCGCGATGGTAAACGCCACGCGGCTGCGTTTGAATTTGAAAAGGGGCGTGTCTACGGATTTATGTTTCATCCCGAGGCGAAGAAGGAGACACACGCGATTTTATATAACTTTTATGACAACATCGCGGCCTCCGCGGCCGCGGCCTCGTCGTCGTCGTCGTGCGCGTCGTCGTCGTGATACGACGCCGTGTCATCCACCGCCCACCACTTTATCGTAATCATCCCGTTATCGTCCAAATACTCGGCGTATTCCTCCACGAAATACTTCTCAAAATACCGTTTGCTAATAATGCGCCGCTTTGCCGCCAGGTAGCACTTCCCGCAATAATACTCGTATGCGTTGTATAACGGTTGGGGGAATGAGAGATTCAGTGCGACGCAGTGGTCGCGGAATTGTTCTAGGTATTCGTTGATTTCGGCGGTTTTATTCCACAGCGCGCACCCCACATTTAGGATATATTTATCGTCTTCAATAATGACATCGGGGTAGAAATGACGGAGTATGCCGAGAAGAGTGGTATCCGAAGCGGACGCGGACGCGGCGGCGTAGTCCTTGAATAGTGTTGAAAGTTCATCAATTTCCAACTCTATTTCTGTATCATTGACGACACAATTCTCGCCCCAAAATTGGCGGAACTGGCTCACGACGGGGAGGTAGCGACTGGTGCGGTGGGGGAATGCGTCCGACGCCGTCGACCCGGCATACTCCGCCAGCTTCGCCCGCAATGTCGCGGCAAAAAACATCGTTGGCAAACGAAACTCCGAGAGATACATCTTCCACAGATACAACATATTCGTCATTGAAATCTCGTGGTCGGCGGATGCGGGCTCCGTCGCGTATTCTACAAACTCGCTAATGATTTGCGGGTCGGTTCGTTCACACAAAAAACGAGCGTGGGTGCCGACTTCCGGTGTCTTACAATGAAGGCGCAAGAAATCATCAGCACAGCCGAACCGGTGCGAATAATGCGCGGCAACACAGAATAGGTCAATGACGGCGGATTTCAATTCGGGGAGGTGCGAGAGACGGAGAAGGGACGACGCAGACGCCGACGCGGACGCGGACGCAGACGCAGCAGTCGCGCTGGCGTAAATATCCACAATCCGACAATCCTTATACTGATGTTCGTAATATTTGAACTTGAATACGGTGGAAAACGCGCCGGAGTTCAGCCCGAAGAGTCCACCCGCCTCCGCGCCGAGGTCCTTGATGAATTCTTTGGCGACGGGGGGAACGAAGTAGACGAGAGCGGACGCGGACGCGGAACCGGACTTCTTTAGGAGAATATCGCCGAGGATGGTGAGGAAATACTTGGCGTGATCGCGGGTGCGGAAGAGCGCGGGGTAGAGGAGCCCGATGACATTCTGGATGGTGCGGGATTCGGGGATGGAAGAGAGAATATCGCGGGATTGGATACTCTTGATGATTTTGTTTTTAATCTTATACTTAACGCTCGTGCTAATGCTCGCACTCGCTATGCTCGTGCTACTCGCTATGCTCGTGCTACTCGCTATGCTCGTGAACGCACCACCATACGAGGCGACTGATGAGGATGCGGAGGTGCCTTTGGCACCGGAGGCTTCCGAGACAGGCGCCGAGACAGGCGCCGAGTCTGCGGAAGCACCGAAGGTGCTGGGTGCGGACGAGGTGAAAGAGGTGAAAGAGAGAATCCTGTGATGAATCTCATCCTCGTGTATCAACGAATATCGGACCTGATTATTATACGTGAAATACAACTCGGATGCTGGACAATAGAAATATTTGGTCTTGTTTAGAAATGTCTCGGTTATTTCGTCGGCGGTGACTGCGAGAGATTTCTTCCGGGTTTCTCGTTCGGCGTGCGCGGTCTGGTAGTTTTTGATGGATTGCGGGAGCTGGGTTTTCACGTAGGCGTGTATTCGTTCAAGGATATACTCGTTGCCGGGGATGGCTGCGTTTGTATTCCATATCTCCGAGAGAATGGCGATGGTGTCGGGGAGGGAAGCGGGAGCGGAAGCGGGAATATTTGTAGTGGGGGCGGATGACATTTGGTATTTTAAATTTATGAATATAAATAAACACGATAATTCATTTATATTGTTATGGCGTTTGAATACCCACAAGTAATTTATTTTGATATTACCAATGATGATAGTGATATTTCGTTAGAACAATCGGGTCACACACAATAACAACAAGCATATAACTGGAGTAATCAAAGAGGTTCTAGTGGGGTTGTTTATGTCAATAGTTCCTTAACATTATGTATTAAATTGATAGTATATCCAGTATCAGGGGACGATACTATAACTGAAACATTAACACAAAAATACGAAAATGAAGTAAGACTTCAATCTATTTCAAGTGAGGTTGGGTTTGCTCCAACAATTCATAGACACTTCCATACACAAATTACGATAAATGGAACACAATATGACGTATATGTTATTGTTATGGATTATTTGAACCCCTCGGAATGGCGCAATATACTTCCGAAAGAATTAACCCAAGCTATGATACAAAGTTTTGTTAAGAGGACAGGATTATATAACGACGTTGATCCATATAATCATTTTTATGAAAAGACAAATCGCGAAGGGAAACGGCAAATATTTATGATTGATTATGGACACGTTAAAAAATGTATAGACCAAAAACCTAAATCAACAGTAAATAGTTGTATTCACAAAATGTGGTCAAAATTCACACAAGGAGGCACCAAACCGAAAAGGAATAAATACAAATCATACAAGGGTGTTAAAAAATATTCATTACGGAAAAAGAAGAAAACAATAAAAATATTCAACAAGTATAAGTGAAAGCACTAATATGTCTAGCGTTCAGTCGTTATTACACGTTGGCGATATTATCGGATTTTGGACTCAATTTGGACGAGAAGGAGCAACCGCCACGAGAAATTTCCGAGGTATAACCAGTTGTAAAATAGCCGTAATTTTATACATTATCTTGTGTATAATAAAATTTGAAAAGAATCCGGATTTTATAGTTCATTATAATGCGCTGTTGTCTGATATGATATTTAATAAAATAATACCTAACAGATTATATAGTTATTTCATTTCTCAAACAAACTTATCACCTGATAATTTTACAGTGCTGGACCAATCAAATTTTCACGATATCATAAGAATATGTAATATTTTACCGGTAGGACTTTATGATATAACTAGTAGTGTCATAAAACATTATTTTTTGATTGTAAAATTTTCTGAAAGTGACTATAGTATTATTTCGGCTTATGGTAATGAAAGGATACAAGTGGAATTAATCGAACATCCAATTACATTAGAATTATTGACACAGTTTGTAACTAATGTAAATACCGGCAATATTCAATATGTTAGAAATTTTATTTTACATTATTTTTTAAATGATACCCAAACGTACATCGGTGAAGTATCAAGTTATGTCGGACAATTACAATTGTATTATTTCCATAATCTAGTAGGTCAAATTGAAACGACCATTAACAGTCATACCGGCGGTGGTGGACATAAAAAACGAAAATGTATGTCATTGACAAATAAACGCTGCCGTAAATACAGGTATTCCTCCCGCCACCGCTCTTCCACCAAACGCACCACCCGCCGCACCCGTCACCGTCGGCGTTAACCAAACCCATTATTTTTGCTAGATTGCGGAAAAAATAATGGAATAACCGATTTAGCGCCTGCGCGAAAGCTTGCGACGGTTCTTGGAGCCGCAATTCTTGCGAGAACGGCCGCCCTTCTTGCTTTTTTTGGCAGGTTTCTTTTGGCTACGACGCTTGGAACGACGGCCGCCGCCGGCTGCGGGTTTGCCGCCTTGGGTTTCGGCTGCGGCCTTGGCTGCGTCTTGGACGGATTTTTGGTTTAATATCTCTAGTGTGAGTGCTGTTCCGGCAGCTACAGCGTCTTTTGTTGGTTTTGGTCCTGTTACTCCTGTCGCTGCTGGGGCTACTCCTGCCACTGTTTGGTCTACTTCTGCCACTGTTTGGTCTACTCCTGTCGCTGCTGGGGCTACTCCTGCCACTGTTTGGTCTACTCCTGTCACTGTTTGGTCTACTTCTGCCGCTGCTTGGTCTACTCCTGCCGCTGCTGGGACTACTCCTGCCGCTGCTTGGTCTACTCCTGCCGCTGCTGGGACTACTCCTGCTGCTGCGGCTTCTTCTTCAGGGGTCTTACCCCCTCTCATAATCTTTCTTTTATTATTATTCTTACGACTAACCTTACGACTAACCATCTTTCTTATCGTCTCTTATACATATTCTCAATATTTTATTCTTCCAATATTGAGAATCAATTCTTCACATTTTTCAACGCCTGCGAGTGGAACGCGATTTCTTCCTAAATACGCGCTTGGCGGATTTCTTGTATTTGCGCGAAGACTTCACGGATTTCTTGGATTTGCGCGAAGGGCGACGGCGGGAACCGCCACCATATCCATCATCATCATCTTCCTCCTCCTCATCATCATCATCATTAGACCATCGCTTTCTGTCTGCTGCTTGTATTCTGGCTTTCTCAAGGTCGGTACCATAAGCATCTATTTCGTGACCCCTTGCATTTCGTAACTCTCCATTCTGCCCCTTACGCGAACCATATGGTTGATGCCAACTCATTGTTTTACTTGATATACAAATAATTTATATTTTAATTCACGCCTCCACCCACCCCCTCCTCGGGAAATCCGCTAAATATTCCTCCCAATCTTTCCACTCGGGGTGTTTCTTCATATGTTCCTTCACAATGAAGGGCGTCCCACACGGTGGACCCCAATGCGCCAAAAACGACATCCGGCGAATGAACGCACTATCCGCGACTTTTGTGTCATAGGCGCCTACGGGTTTATATGGAACTCCAGCTCCTTCACCGCCATCCGCATACGCGTGTTTACAAATCGTCCGCGAATTCGCCACCGTTTTTCCTAAATAATTGTCATAATGGTCCGCGAGAATACGTTTCACGACCGCCGTATCTATCCGGCCGCGATACTTCTCCGCCAGTTTCTCCAATTGGACCCGGCGGTTCCCGATACTGGACGTGATGTCACGGAACCCGTCACCCCCCGCACCGTCAATCATCCCCGCCCCCGTCGCGTCGTTCGCCGCCTTGGATGACAACGCACCCGAGCATTCTATATTCCGAATTCTCTCGTCATAGGTTGAATTGAACCCCGCGAAGAACCCGTCGCGCGTCGTTTCTACATTCACGTAATTCAGCCCGAGTTCAACGCGCATAATCCGTGGCCCGCGACCACCACTCGCGCGCGCGTCCCCGAACATCCACGAACACGCATAATCCCCCGAGTTCCGTTTCTGTAATCTCTCGGCGTATTCTTCTAAAGTTCGCCCATATTGCATACATTCGCGAATACGGCAGCAAATAGGGTCGCGCAGCCGGAAGGCATTGAATCCGCGGATGGTCGTCTCGCTCCCCACGATTCCCGCGCTCGTGACGAAGAAGTCGGTCATACTCCATACACCACCAGGAACACACTGCATCACCATCGCGAACCCATCCCCCGCCTCCGGCTCAATCCTAAGGAGGACATTACAGAACTGGGCGTCCAGGAAATTGCTAAAGGAGGAGTGTCCGCATACAATCCCGCCGTCTTTCGTCCACCCCGGGCCGACGGCCATTATCAGCGAACACCGGTCCTTGAATTCGTCCAAGCGCGCGGCACGGGCGGAAAGTGCGGCGGGGTTAGCGGCGATGGCGTGTTCGTCGCGGATGACGTCCGCGTATTTCCCGCGGTATTTCGGCGTATCAATATACCGCAACATGTGCGCGTAGAAGTAGGGGAGCGACATATAAACGTTCACGAGGATGACCTGGCGCACATTGAGACCGGCCCCCGCCGCAATCCCCTCCATCTCTCGGAATATTTTCGGGAAGCGGCGCTTAATGATGCCCTTATAAAAGTCGTCGCAGAGACCGTAAAAAAACTCAATATCACGGCCGTATCCTTGCCGAAACAGGAAATCGTATGTGGAGAACATTCGCGTGAATATTGCGGGGTCGGCGGCGAGGATTTGCTTTCCGTGGGAAACACCGCGCTCATAGGGGGCGCCGCGAATCGTCACGCGAATCCAGCCATCGTCGGTGGCGGCGTGGGCGGATTTCTTTTCGTGCGCTCTTCGTCGGACTCTCGTTCGCACTGTCGTTCGCACCGTAGGTCTCACTGTCGTTCGTAGTCTTTTTTTACGAGTATCTCTTGACATTTTGTATTTTCAGTGTATCTTCGTTATACTATACGCATAAATAGATATAAAGATTTTGAAATGTTATGTATAAAGAGATGAGTTTTTCCAATTCAAACGCACACACCGCCGCCGGGGGAGCAGCAGCCGCCGTAGCGTCAGACTCCTATAGCAGCGGCGCCGGCTCCGCCTCCGCTTCCGGCAATGTTCTCGTAATCAAAACTGTCCAAATCGCCCCTATGCGAACCCTGATGTGCGCGCTAAAGGAAATCCTTATAGAGACGAATATTACGTTTCAGAAGGATGGGATTCGCATCATCAATATGGATAAATCACACACGATGTTGGCACATATGTTTCTGGAAGCCGTGAATTTTGAACTCTATGAATGCGCGCTTGATAAAATCATTATCGGCGTAAATATGTTTCACTTGTTTAAGCTCATTAATTCTATTGATAATGACGATACACTCACTATTTATATTGAGAAGAATGACTATAATGATGGCGTGGTTTCGTATCTGGGTCTGAAGTTTGAGAATGGCGACATCAAGCAGTGTAAGACGCAGAAACTCCGGCTTATTGAGCCCGACCCCGAGGATTTGGTGGAGCCCCAGGTCGCGTTTTCTAGCGTAATTAACCTCCCATCGTGCGATTTCCAGAAGATTATTCGCGACCTCTCGTGTATTTCGGAGAAATTGGAGATTAAATCGGTTGGGAATGAACTGATATTCAGGTGCTCGGGACAGTTTGCTACGGCGGAGGTGCGGCGCGTGGAGTCGGACGGGAGTATGGAGTTTCTTCATAAAAAGGATGCCGGGAAGATTATTCAGGGGGAGTTCTCGCTAAAAAACCTCGGATATTTCATCAAGTGTACGAACTTGTGTAATCAGATTGAGATGTATTTGGATAATGATATGCCGCTGGTTGTCAAGTATTATGTTGCGTCGCTGGGGACGATTAAATTGTGCTTGTCGCCGCTGCCGAGCTCTTAATCGCTCCCGCTCCCCCTCTCCATCGCTCCGCCCGCTGCGCGGCTCTGCGATTCCGTTCCTCCGCTGCTTCGCCGCTCTAATCGGCATAATAATAATAATAAAAATAATAAGGCTGTCAAGTAGCATTATTATTTGTAATCCATACACCACACAGTATTTGTAATCCATACACCACCCAGTCACCTCCAATCTTGAGCGGCGAAGCAGCGGAGGAGTGAATCGCGGCGGAACGAAGTGACGGAGCGAGAACACGGGGGAGCGGGAGCGGCGAAGCAGCGGAGGAACGGAATCGCAGAGCCGCGCAGCGGGCGGAGCGATGGAGAGGGGGAGCGCTAGTACTCCGGCGTATGTTTCTTAAACAAACACCCATGTGCCGTAATTCCCTCCAGTTCGCGGATAATACCCGCATTCTGGAAATTACAGTTCGCCATCCAGATTTTTATAATACAGAAATTCTTCTTCGGTGAAATGGTGATTCCATTTACGATTGGAACCACATTCATATTGGTTGAAATCGTCTCACCAACCGTGACATACGACAATTGCTTCCACGCACTAGGAACCTCCTTATTCGCGACCTTATATGAGAAGCAACCGCCATTTCGGTTTTGCGCGTCTTCCCACATTGGGACAATTCCCGACCGCATCAGAAACAACATACAGTTCACAACCAGTTTGGGTGGGAGAACTTCAAATGTTGCGATGGCTTGTTCTGCCGTATCAAAGTCGTATATTTTCTTATAACTTGAAGCGGCCCAATTTGTATCGTGGGGAAGATGCGCCCAAAGAGTCCAACGATGCGACAATTTGTGAAACGGCGTCGTCAGTTCACCGGTTTCAATATCGTTGATGGATGGCGTTGATGTCATTGTATGAAGAATTTCCGTAAATGATGTGGATGGGATAATACACACCGTATATTATACTATCAATTTTTTTTTATACTCTTTATTTCGTTGAGTCAGTGGTCGCGGGACCTTCAATGATTTCAAATTCTGGGTCCTGGTCCGTTGCGGGGGTCTCGCCCGTCTCCGTCTCTGCGTCTGCGTCCGACTCTCTCACCGACTCTGTGTCTGTGTCCGACTCCGTGTCCGACTCTGTGTCCGTGTCCGACTCCGACTCCGTGTCCGAGCAATCGTAATAACTGGAAAGAACACCGTCGATATCAAACACTTGATTGTCACTAGAATCAAATACAGGACATCTCAATACAGAATCCACCTTGACGATATACCTATTTCCGATAAGAATGGAGTGACTGTCATTTAATTGATACGCGACAGAATCATTATTATTATTAGTATTATTCTTATTCTTATTCATAGTTTCACTGTAGCATAATGCGACCTTGTATTTTGAAAATGGCATTCCGATATAATCGGCCACATCCGGTCGCCGACATTCATTGTATAATTTCCATTGAAGGAACTTCTTGTCAAGGAACTCATTCTTCTCAAGGAAAAAATGGTGTGGCGCCTTAAGGTTGATGGTAAATGTTTCTGCGGCGGTCTCGGTCTCGGTCGCAGTCTCAGTCTCGGCGCCTCCGCCAGCGCCATTTACCGATGAAGAAGAAGGAGGAGGGAGCACCACCATTAGTTCAGCCGTCTCCGCCATTTGATATGATTTCGGGAATTTGCGATAATGCGTGGTAGATAATGTATGTGTCCTCCCCCAAAAATCACCACGATGAATACGCGTATAGGGTTCATTGTCAATCTTGTGTAAAATAAAATCATAAATGTCGTTGTGCGTCTCGGTTAGTTCAGGTTCATCGCCATTATACAGGCGCGTATACAAATCGCATTGCTTGTCAATCCATTTACACACATTGTATTTGGCTCGGTCAATGCGATACACTGTATCCATATCGGTGGTATAAAAGTAATACATTGATGATGCTGTATAAATCTCGCGTCCGTTCTTGACAACGGTATACGTGCTAAATGTATATTCACCGAATAGACGCAATACCGCATAAACGATATCGGTTAAAAACTCCTTGATATGACTGGCTGTATCAAAAATACCGGATTGAATGAAGCGCCATAGTGTCATAATTGGTTTGATATTTCCAGTGGAAATGATAATATATAACAGTGGGAAAAGTATATAGAGTGAAAAATACGCAAACATATGTTGCGCATCGGTCATCGTATGAGCCGATGTGGGCGACTTAATAATATTGTCGCGAACGTGATTATGAATATTAGCGGGCACAAACATCGGATACATTTGGATACTACTATGTATATAACCCATCAAAATCTTTTTATGTTGTTATTTATGCGCGGGGGGGAGGCGGCGGTGCCTGTTGCGCCTGTGGTGCCGGTTGCTGCTCCTGCTGCTGCTGCTGCTGCGCCTGAACGCGCACACTTGACTTGCCTGGATTGATTCCGAATACATAAAACAGAATACTGCTGATGTAAGTTAATAGGATAATCGGAATAATCACGATAAACCATACAAGTTTCGTGTATCCGTTAAGACACAAAATATTCAATATAGCTGTGAATATAAACATAATAATGAATTTCAATAGAGATGTTTCGTAGCTGCCTTGAAACAAATCAATCGTTATTTGGACCATTGAAAAGGCTAAATAAAGAAGTGCGGGCGAACATATTTTCTCAAGCATTATTATATATTACATTCAGAAGATATTTTATTTCTTGCTCTTATTGAACACTGCGACACCATTTTTGAATACACCGACTTCATCGCCGACATCATCGTCTACGCACGCATAGATGATACCGTTTACCGCGTCGGTCGTGAAGTAGGTCTTTCCTTTGATTTTCACTTCTGATACTTCTATTTCGCCTTCTTCGGCTTCCGCTTCGGCTTCCTCCTCGGCTTCCTCGGCTTCTTCGGCTTCCGCTTCGGCTTCTTCGGCTTCCTCCGCTTCAGCTTCCTCCGCTTCCTCGGCTTCCTCCGCTTCAGCTTCCTCCGCTTCCTCGGCTTCGGCCTCTTCCTCCGCGTCTTCGGCTTCTGCTTCCTCGGCTTCCGCGTCTTCGGTGTCCTCGGCTTCTTCGGCTTCTTCGGTGTCCTCGGCTTCGGCTTCCTCCGCGTCTTCGGCTTCGGCTTCTTCGGTGTCCTCGGCTTCTTCGGCCTCCGCTTCCTCCGCCTCCTCCGCTTCCTCCGCTTCTTCTGCTTCCTCCGCGTCTTCGGCCTCCGCTTCCTTCGCCTCCTCGGCTTCCTCCGCCTCCTCCGCCTCCTCCGCTTCCTCCGCTTCTTCTGCTTCCGCTTCCGCGTCCTCGGACGCATTTGATATGATTATATTCTTGTGTGTACTAGATACAATACACGGAACCGTCGCGTCTTCGTCATTTTCAGATATCGCATCCTCTTCGTGAATCTCCAGCTTAACCGATTCTTCTTCTTTACTCACATTGCTCGCAGGCAGCGCCTCTGATTTCACATTCACCTTGGATTCCAGTGCGGTAATATACCGATTTAACTCGGCAATCGCCCTTTGTAATTCAACGATTTCGTGTTCGCGTGCGGAAGTAGCAGCGGCTCCTCCCGCTTGTGTCTGCGTCGTCGTCGTCGTCGTGGTCGTAGACTCACGGCCTTCTTCCAACTCAGAAATTCGTTCCTGTAGTCTGCGAACACACGGCAGTCCCATTATCGTGTCGTGTGTCTCTTTATAAATGCTGTATTCTCCGATAACGCCAGAAAGAATCGATGTAATATGTTTCGTCATAATCTTTGAAACATCTTCAATCATCGGGCGAATGTCAATTGTCATTCCGGATGTCGCAGACGAAGAAGAAGAGTCGCTCATTCTGACTAGAATGTTTTGTTCTGTATTCTTTATATTCTAATGTGTTTATTTCAATTTTCCACAAGGTCAAATCCTAATTTTCTACACCCTGGTGTGTAAAGTAAATAAAAGGCATATAAAGTTGCGCTGTTGTATTACTGTATTGAGTATGTCTGCGCCTGTCACATCCGCACCGGTTCCATCCCCCGCGGTATTAGATACAATGGTGAAGGTTATTATGTCACAAACCGAAATGTCGCACGACCTTGTCGTCTCTGAATTAGAGCGCACCAATTACGACTTGAAACGTGTAATACGCGACTATATGCGTGGTGACACCAACAACAATGAAGGTATAACAAATGGTTCGGATATTGTTTCATCTATTGCTTCAGCGAACCAACTTCGGTTTTCTGAAATCCGGAATTTTATGGATAAATCGTCGGAAATGTATTATCGGCGTAAGGAAATGGAACGGATATACAACGAGGTGCTTGAGAAAAAGAAACACATGGCAGCAGCGGCAGCGGCAGCGGAGGCAGATGCAGCAGCACCGCAGGCAGAGGCAGCACCGACATCAGCGACATCGCGGTTATAACCGATGAATCACGCACTCTAAATTCTTAATGCCAGCGAGGTATTTTTTCGGGAGTATTTTCACACCCGCAAACTTACTCGCAGGAGAGTTCATTTTTGAAAACAGTACATCAGTTTTGTATATTTTGACAGGAGGGTTCAGGTTTTGTTGAACAACATAGGTCTCATTTGTTTCTGGCACATTTTTCCAGATGAACGCGACGTGTCCATAGATATAGTCCGGTTTTCTATATTTCCAGAATAATATACTGCCGGGCCGCAAATAGTAAGACGCCTGGTGCGAATATGGATACGCAAATGTCGCTAATTCCACGGGCGTCGCGGGGTTCTTTACCATTGTAAATGCGTTGATACGTTTGAAGAAGTCGGCCGCATCTACAACATCTGGGAAGGTTATGCCTTTATGGATAGAAAAGAATCGGCGTATCAATTCAACACACTGAAATTTCACGCCATATTTCGTGGGGTAGGTCCCAGTTTTGGTTTTTTTGACATATATCACAATCTTATTCGCTTCGTTCTGCTCCTCTGGCATTGTATTATATTGTATAATATAATATAATATTCTATTCTGCTCGGCTCGGCTACGCTACGCTCCGCTCCGCTCACTCGGCTCCTTGAACCACCATCGTCTTATACTTCTTTTTCATTTTCAAAGTATTTGTCGGAATAACCTTGCTATTCACCAAAAAGTCATTATTGTCTTCGTATAATTCCGGCAGAATATGCGTCAACGGCTTATTCACAATATGAATCATCTGTGACCCTTTCAATAGCGCGCGGTATTCTTGAATCGTCAAGTTCCCGTAATATTTATCCAGTAAATAGTTCGGGTTGGGCGCGGGTTTGAACCCTTTACTACCAGATGTTCCGTATAATAAATGAAGTAAGTGTAATCGTTCAAACTTACACGATGTATCAAGTGGCTCTTTTAATAATGCCGCAACCGCGCATTCAGGAGAACAATAACAGCCGCTTACTTGGAAAACTCCATTTACAATCATAATCGGTATATAATAAATAGGTCCATCAAAATCACATGTGTCCCAGAAACACGCGGATTTGTGATTGATTTTTGTTTGGATAGCCTCGCCATTATGAAACGAATACTTCAAACGGTTGATTTTCTTCATAATTTCCTTCTGGTTTCGTTGGTTGATCACCTGGATTGCGGAATCGGTTGCTTCTATTCTTTTAACAGGAACGGGGTTCGCGTGCGATGCCTGCGATGTATCTAGAATGACATTCGCGAGTGCGGCGCTCTTATTATTTTCAAGGTCATTAGTGATTTCGTCGTCATCGTCATCGTCATCGTGGTCGTCGTGTCCGCCACCGCCGCAGCCACCACCGCAGCCACCGCCGCCGCCGCCGTCTATATTCTGTGTTTGATATACGTCACTAGACTGAAGATAATTTGACGTTAGCGTATACGACTCTACCTCGCTAATTGCTGGCGTATAGCCATAATTTGATATAGATTCGTTTGTTTTTAGGTCGGATAAATGACACTTCAAATGTAAAATAATATTAGGCACTTCAGACGTATCATATAGTCCACTTCCGGAATTCAGAATAAACCCCGCCTTCGGTTTGCGGCCACGTTTTTTATTGATTTGCCCTTTGTGGATTTGGTTTGGCGATACAAGGTCGGGGATATCCGTAGAATTTGCGGTTGTAATCGGATAGTGATTATGCTTTACAATATAATTGTGTTCGGTTTGCTTTAAAATAACCATATTTGGGAATGTGGGGGTACCTTCTTCCGGTTCTTCGGCGACGGGTGCGACGGGTGCGACGGGTGCTGATTTTTTACGGTCTCTGGGTTTTTTACTAGGTACAGGCACAGGCACCGGCACAGGTTCAGATTCAGGCACAGGTTCAGTCTCATTCGCCACCGCAGTAGTCGTAGTCGTAGTCGTATGGACCACGCCAGATGGAAAAGAAAATGTAGGCATTACGAAGCGAAGGACGAAGAGAGTATATTCATTTATTCTATAATTATGTTTATACCCTTTCAGGGGGGTGTATATATGAAAAAGGACTTAAAGAGAACCATATCCCTTTATATTACGCCCCCACCGCGCTTCTTCCTACTCTCATCCTGATAACATTCGCGACACAATGGGATATAATTGGATGAACCGATGATAAATTGGTCAGTCTCGTTTGTGATGCGAAAACTGAAAACGCCTGGTGTCCCATCGCGACATAAACTACAAAGGGATTTCAGTTTGATGACCTCGTCGCTAAATGGGATGAGTTGAAGTAAATTCCCGATGGGTTTGCGGTTGAAATCGCCGTCCAATCCGCAAATATATACACGCTTATTTTCGTGTTCTACCAGGTGTTTGACCTGTTCTTCAATATCTGGAAAGAATTGGCCTTCATTGATGAGGATGGTTTCTGCGAGGGCGATTGCCTCTAAATTGTTCTGGACCGCGTCTTGAATCGTGTTTGCGAGAATACACGGAATCATCTGTTTGTCGTGCGTGGAAAGCATTGGGTCGGTCGTATACCGATTATCGGCTGCGTAATTAATAACCGCGACGGGAATATTACAGAACATACATTTCTTGTATACATCCAGTAAATAGGATGTTTTTCCCGAAAACATACAACCAAGAACCAGTTCAAGATAACCGTGGGTCGGTTTCATTGATGTGGTAGTGGTAGTCATTGAGCGTGTGTATGGATGCCTCTATTATTATGGTGATACTAGTATTTACGCAAAAAATCGCGTTCAATTATTTTCTGGGTTAGAATTCCATATTCCATTCCGCTACGCTGCCGCTCGCGATTCCATTCCATTCCATTCCATTACATTATGCCGCTCGCGATTCCATTCCATTCCATTCCATTACATTATGCCGCTCGCGATTCCATTTCATTCCGCTACGCTGCCGCTCGCGATTCCATTCCATTTCATTTCATTCCATTCCATTTCATTTCATTTCATTCCGCTACGCTGCCGCTCGCGATTCCATTCCATTTCATTTCATTCCATTCCATTTCATTTCATTTCATT